TATTTTGGCAATACCCACCTTACTGTATGAATACCATATGATATAATCAGCTCCTGGAGACGCTTCCGAGCTGACAGGAATAAACTGTTTTGCCCGCAAGTTCCGGTATTTTACATCATAGGTTCTGGCTTTTACAAATTCAATCTGCCTTTTGAAAAAAGCAGTTTCATTTGCGTCCAATCTCATTGCATCTTTATTCATTTTTCATTTCCTCCTTAGAACCTGCTTGCATAAGTCATTTTGTACTGGCCACTTACCCAGAGCTTTGCTAAAGCTCCTGAAAGGGCCGTACTTCTATACACTGCACCAACTTGAGCCCCGGCAGCACTATTTGTAAAGTAACCCAGGCCTGCGCCGGAATTATCTACATAAGCAGTTTCATTTGCTTCCACATTTCCAACGGGAGTCACATAAACCCCACCTTCAGCAATTATATTCACTGCTTCATATTGGGCATACCCAACTGGCTCTTTTTGCACAAACATTGCCACTCCAAGAAATACTTGGCCAGAAGCATAAGTAATAGTTGCAACGGCTTGAGAAGCACCCAAAGTGACGGTGGTTACAACTGTGCAAGCGGCTCCCCGGGTTCTTACCAAAAGTGTCCTGCCATTTGCATCCGTGGAATCCAATACTGCTTCAACTCCGGTCAAAGCTTCCACCGCTGCAATAAGAGCAGCCATTGTAGTTGCGTGGTCTGTGGCAAATACCACGGGAGTAATAGCAACCCCATTTACTGAAAAGGCTATGCTATTGCTGGTTACGAAATCAGCATCATAAGCCACTTTTGCAGTGTCATTGTAATAAGCATAAGCTCCGGTTTCATCATCCACATAACCGAAAACAGGTTGCCCAAAACTCAAACCGTTGGAATCCTTGCAGACCCAACCACCCTCAATGTAGCTGTCCAATCCCCATTTGAGACCATTAACAGCTTCACTCATATAATCATAAGCACCCATTATTTCGCCTCCTCACTTTTTTTCATCCAGGCTTCCTGGTCACGTTTCACCATTTTCTGGTATGAAGTTGTTGCACTGGGTTTATCGGCATCGGCTTTTTCAGCACTTGCCAGATTATCCTTATTCAAAATGGTTTCCAACTCCTTGTGCTCTGCTTCCAGGGTATCCAGATACTCAATAGCACCGTCGAAACGGACGTTGATGTAAGTTTCATCGGCTTTTTCCAATTTCTCTTTGGAAGAGGGAAACAACTTGGCAACAATTTCTTTCTTGATTTGCAATTCAGAAGCGTCCAGTTTAACTTCCACTTTGGCCCTTTTGGCAGCGTCCAGAACAACCAATCTGGACTGAACCGCTTTTTCAATTTCACCGGGGTCTTTCTTCTTGGCTTCCTCAGCATCTTTTTTCAGTTGGGTGTTTTCATCCTTCAACTGGTCCCGCTCTGCCTCAATGGAAGTTTTATCTTTTTTCAAAGTTTCCACTTCTTTGGCAGAATCTGCTTTCACTTTTTCCAATTCCTCTTTGGCATGGGTATAAGCAACAATCACAGGAGCTTCTGCTTCATACTCCACGCCATCGATTTTGAATTTTTTCAACATGACTTTTTCTCCTTGTTGATTTTGTTTTTCAGAGTCAATTTCTTGAACTCCAAATTCTTGTTCAAAAGAATCCATTTTAATATAAGCATTATCCCCCGCCCTGGGTTTCTCTACCAATGCCACATGATTATACCGGATATTTCTTTGGATTGCATCATATTCAACCCCCATCCAATTCCCGGCTTTTTCCTCAATGTCTGCTAAATAACCGCAACTCAAAGCACGCTTTCCGCTTTGAGCATCTGCCACAGCCACAGACTCAGTAATTGTTATTGGTATAGATAAATGATATTCATCTTTCCGCACCTCTTCCCCGGTAAACCCCACCTGCACTTTTTTTGCATTCTCAGAATTTACAGAGCCTTTAGGATGATTATTTGTTACGGGAATCATTTGCAGGGTTTTCATTGAGTCATAATTGAAAACCTCTTCCGGCAATCTCAATTCCCGCCTGGGTTTTCCATCAATGATATAAGTGAATACACCAATATTAGTGCAGATTGCCCGGCCTTTAAGAAACCCTTCTGGAGTTACCTGAAATCGTTCTGTCAATGGACCATCGGAGGGCATATCCAGAAAATCTATCCTGGCACAATCTTTTTTCTTTTTCTTTTCCTCTTTCATATCTTCCGCTTTCTCAAAAGAAATAAATTTTACTTCATTTCTTTTTAACCATTCTTTTGCCTGGGCCTCTGTGAATTTCTCTTTGGAAAATCTATAACTCTGAATGGTCATAGTATTTTCACCTTTTAATTTTCCCATTACTGCCTGAACACCTTCGGTAATTTCTTTATTCCTAAAAGATTTTTCCTCAAAGGCACTTGGGTCTTTTACTCTGGCTGCATGAAAATTTGGGAATGGCATATTAAATTATTTCCTTTTTTAGAATTGTAAATCTGGAACATCATTACTTGTTTTGAATAATACCATATCAAAAGTTGCTGAAAAGAAAATTGTTAACGCTGCCTCTTCATTGATACCTCTTATTTCGATATCTGTTTTTTCAGGTAACGCTGTCCAATGACCAAACGGTCTTCTGTCAGCCGTATCCTTTAATGGAATGATTCTTTTTAATTGAAAAGGTTGAGATGTTCCGTTACTCCTTGCTAATAATGATGCCCTGCCTTTTCTACCACCTTCGACGTAAACATCCATGTAATTTATAATTGCCCCATACCCCAAAGGAACTGTGAAAACTGCCATCAATGTTTGGTTCGATAATAAAGTCGCGGAATAATCAATTTTAGCATATTTGTTTGCAGGAACTCCGGCAGTGACTGTCCCAGTACCTACCCAGATATTTCCTGCATTTTGTCCACCGCTTCCAGCCGATGTCACCATTGCCCTGAATATCCGAATATAAGTGTTTACCGTAGTAACGGCAGTCTGTCCATTTAGAATTATGGTTTCTGAACCCCAACTCCAATCTGATTTTAATCCATGAATTTTAACTACCCTGGCTCCCGTTCCCGCCGCTGTATCATTTGCACTTTCTGAAGACACTTTCAAAATTGAAGCCGCTGCTAAATATGAGTATAATCCACCACCATTCCAGATAGTTTCTTCAGTGGAAGAAGCCACATCAAAATTAGCTCCAAATTTATTATAACAATAATGCCCTGGAATATTTAGCTTAGATATTTCTAAAAGAAAATCATTACTTTTCGCGGAATTATACCATAAATCCAATCCCATCTTAAAAGCTCCATGAATCAGATAATACTAAATTGGGTAAAATAAATTGCTGGGAAGTATCAACCCTTTCTAAAATCCCGCAAAACTCACCAACTATATTTCCAGAAGTTCCGGCAATAGCCCTCAATTCCACATCCCATTGTTCGGGGAATACTGCATGGGCTGTGAATTCTTTAAGGAATGAATTTTGATAAGTAAATGCTTTACAAGCGGCACGGAACAAATCCCCAACCACCCTGACATAAACACTTCCCCGAATATCTGTGCCCTTATCAGAACTAAAAGCAATACTTAGGATATGTAGCCGATACCCCTTTGGAACTGAAAAAGCTGCCGTTAATGAAACATTCCCGTGATCTCCCGTGGTCCCATTAGCCATGTCGTGAATAACCGCCGGAACTCCCGCTGTAATTGCCCCGGTTCCAATATAAACATCACCTTCATTCCATCCAGTGGCCCCAGCGGTTGCGATAAACATTTTCAAAATTCGCAAATATTCTTTTGTAGTATTTACCCCTGTCTGCCCATTCAGTGTTATAATTTCATCTTGTATTTTCCAAGTAGAATCCAATCCCACTATCCTAACTGTCCTTGCCCCGGAACCTGCTCCGGTATCATTTGCAGAAGTGGAACTGACTTTCATTATTGTTGCGGCGGCTGGATAAGGTCGAATCCCTCCTGGACTCCATATAGTGGTGAGGGAAGTTCCTGAAGTGAGTATTTCCCCCGGCTGAACTACAAATGTAAATCCTGGAATTTTGAAACGGGAAATTTCAAAAAGAATATCTTCTGAAATTGCATTATTTGTTATTTTTTCAATCATTCCCATTTTTATAATTCCATCCCCTAAAATAAAAAAGACCAGGTGTTTTAACCTGGTCTGGAGTTATTCCTTAACCAAATAAAGGAGGTATTCCCAAAAAATATACTGTTAATAGAAATATAAAATATTATCGAAAAAAAGTAAAGCCCTTTTTTTATTATTAGTCTTTTTTTTCAAATCTCTGTCTTGTCTCTGTTATTATGTCAATTTTATTTCCGGTATTTAGCTGGATAGTGATTTTCCCATATTCCAACCGCTCAATTTCTTGTATGATAAAATGAAGCAATTCCGGGGAAACCTTTTTAGTATTTCGGCATTGGATGTTAAGCAACTTTTTCCTCCTCTTCCAGCATTTTATCCACCTGGGAAACAATATCCTCAAAATTAGGCAGGGCAGTGCATCTGCATCTAATAGCCCATCCAGGGATTAAAAATTCCATCGCCCCGGTCTTCTGCTTCCAGGTTTTCCCGTTATCATCACTGTATAACCCTGGATTATCCCAACGATATAATTTCCTGGGATGTTCCATAATCCAATGACTGGGAACCGCCCCTGGGAAATGCCCGGAAGGATTCCCCCGAACCCTTTGGTCCCCCACGGTACTCCAAAGATAAGTTTCAATCCCGGCCTCTTCCTGTCTCCTCTTTGTCATTTGCCCGTTCAATTTCCCTACTTGGTCAACTGCTATCAATTTGGCCCGGGCCTCTGTCATTGTTTTATCCAGAGCCAATATTTTGTCAAAAATATATTTGGATGATTGCCCGGATTGAACCCCTTCACTTACAATTGTATTTATTCCCTTTATATATTCAGAAGACAATCCCTGAATCAATTCAAAATTGGTATTTCCCCAGGCGTCAATTACTTCCCCTTCCCAGGGTTCATCTGTAAAAAATTCAATCCCCACCATTTTATTTACAAATTTATTCAACTGAGCCTTATTCTGATAATTCACATCGAATCCAATATTGGTAATCATAACCCGTGTCTCAGGTGCTTTTGTTTTGAACACTTCCTCCAAAGTTCCTTTCAGTTGAGAAACCATGACAACCAAATCATCCGGGTAAGCATCTTGCCGGGAATCTGTATTCATCCCCGGATTAAATTCCTTTATCCACCTATCCAAGCTATTTTTGAGAGTGAAATTTACCTCCTCTGTAAATTTCTGCATAATCTTCTTAATGCTTTGATAATACTGCCTTTCCAAGGCATGAGGATAAATCCAGGCAATTCCCCGGGGGTTCCCAGACTTCCTTCTCCTCTGTGCAGGGGGCATCTTGGCCCGCTGCATTTTAATCAAAGCAAATAATGTCGATTTCAAGTCTGTCATTTTTTATTTTGGATTTCTTTCAAACAATCCCTGAGATATTCCTGATTTTCTGTATCCATTTTGAAAACTCTTATAGGATTATTTTCCAATAAATCCTCTGGTAAATCTTCAAATTTTGCTATGAATCTTTTAATCTGCCTAATTTCATTCCTTTGTTTACTGGCAATCCAAAATAGAGAAATCAAACAAAGAGTTTGCAAAACCTGAAGTATTTCATTCATTGTTCATTCCTCGCGATGGAAGCCTTTGCCCAAAAAACCGCTTCCTCTAATTTAGTGAAAGCTAAACTCTTTTCCCTGGATTCGGGACAGACTTCCTTTATCAAAGTTGCAAATCTTTTAGCTTCACTTCTCAAATTTATATACCGTTCCCCTTGCTCCCTGTCTTTTACCGGATGATATTGGAAATTATTCTCAATCGTTCCTTTATCCATTTTACTCCTCCATCATTTCAAGATCTGGAAATCGTATCTTCTGCACGTCCATTGGATTTAATACCCCCGCATTTATATACACCAAATCCGTATCGGCGCCAAGTTTTTTAATCTCTGCTTTTTCCTTTTGGGTGGGCTCCCACAAAGAATTAAATAAAACGTCATTATCTTCCAAATTATTTGGTTGAAGATACCCGGCGACAATTTGAACTAAATGTTTCAATTCTGGGTATAAATCAATTTCCCTTTGAGCAAATATTTTATCATAATAATCCCGAACATCACTTTCCCCAGTGGCATTAAACCCGGCTGGACTTCTCCCGAATAATTTGGTGACCGGAATATCAGTCACAGCCGATAAGAATAGCATCATTCTGTCTATAACATCGGCAACCCCAGCAATATTGGCGCTATCCCTTTCATACTTTTCTCCTTCCCCTAAAAGCACCGCATTTATGAGAGATTTACTTGATTGGATGACTTCCAGTCTGGTATATATTTTTTTCAGAGCCTCCTCATTGTTCTGGGAAAGAATTTGAGTCAAATTTGATAGAGTATATTTCCCAACCACCAATTCTATCATAAGGTTTGCTACACCCTTTTCTGTCACTCCAAGATTAGAAACTCTTGACCATATCTTTTGGATTATGGAATACCCCCAATATTTATATCTCAAAGAAAGGAAAGAATAATCAGAGGTCAATTCCCCTTTGAATAGTAAGCAGCGGCTTCTATGCACTGTAATAGATTCCCCTGATAAAAGAGTAATTTCAAATTTTTCAAAATCTTCAAAGTAGAGACTATTTGAATCGGTCACAATATCAGAAGAATTTAATATAACCCGTGCCGCTGAATAAACCCTCAATTGCTTTATAGGAACTTTAGGGGGGAGAGGTTCATCTAATTGCCCCCGCTCAGTGACCATAACAATCAAAGCCCCACCAAATAACCGGGCATATTTCAAAGCAGTATTCATCGTGCTTCTTGCTTTTAACCGCTTCAATTCATCTTCAATTAAATCATCTTTATCATTTGTGATTTTCCAGCCTACCCTGGTCATATCATTAGGAATAACGTTCACAATCTTGGACACCATTCCATCCCCGTCATACATATTGGATAATTCCTCATCCTCAAAAACCCGGTAATCTTCAAAATAGTTTGATTCAGTTTTATCCACTCCGAGCTTTCCCAGGCCCGCCATTAAATTTCCCCAACCATCTTTTATCAATTGCCGTAAACTCATGTCATTTACCCTACCTTACTCATTATTGTTTCAATTATTACTGTGCCATTTGTCTGAAATTGCACTCCCTGAACTTGGAATAAAAAAGGTTTCCCATCTTCTGCCTGAGTTTGAACTATTTCCCCCGCTGGAGATAATAAATATTCCATCAATTTCTTATCTGTATAATTTATAGGGGTTCCATAACTGAGAAACAGGCTTGTTTTAATTTCTGGATGAATACTGTTCATTTTGATTTCCTGTCTATTATTTTCAGAGTATCAATCAATTTTCGCTCTGTCTGATAGGAATAGGTTTGAGTTTTGCATTGCTTGCAAAAACAAATTTCCATTTTCCCTTTGAACTC